ATTTTGTTACGGACCAGAAGGCCATGGTATCTGGAAGTGATGGGATAGATGACATGTTAACTAGGTGTAAAATACCAACGCGTGTTTCCATACTATCGTGGTCTAACTCACAGCCTGGAGGAACATTGCTTGATTCATTTCCGATTGGACCAAGTACAACAGCTGCTGCAGGAGATAAGTTGATTGAATCAACTCCATTATCTTATTACTCGCGATTTTTTCGAAATTGGCGAGGAAGTATAGATGTAACTATTGAAGTGATTTCAACACAAATGCATCAGGGACAGTTGTTTGTAGCTTTTGCTCCCAATTTGAACGACAACAAGGCTGTGACCGTGACAAGAGAGAAGTTAAGGACGTGTCCGTATACAATTATGGATGTGAGTACAACTAGGAAAGTTACGCAGAGATTTACTTTTCTTTCAGAAACGGATTATCGAAACACAAACAAGGTTCCTTTAGAAGATGGTTTGAGCGGACCAACAGATACCATTAGTGGAACCTGCTATCTATATATTCAAAACAAGCTGATTGCTCCTTCGACCGTCGCAGCGGTTGTTGATGTGAATGTATATTTGTCGGCTGGTGATGATTTTGAGTTTATGGATCCGTATGATGCAGCGTCAACATTATTCTATGATTTTGGAATACTACAGAGTAGTTCAGATGAGTGGATGGATAAGATTCGTACTGAACCATTGTGGGGAGAAGATACTGCGCCAGCACAACCTGCTAAGGTAACACCTGTGGCAGAGAATAGTAGTCTCGAATCAACGAGTATAACTGATTCGCGTGTCATGATGATAGATCAGCTGAGGGTGCGTCCTTCTGTTGAAGCAGAGGAAATTTGTGCCAATGTGGCCACAGCTCATACAAAGAACGTGGCAGCTCGAGACTATTTAGTGCGAAGTGATATAGCTTGGCGCACGTCGATGACGAATGGCTTTAGATTGACAACTCTTAAGATGCCTGAGATCATTTGGCAGGATGAGTTGGCTATTACGGGCTTGAGGAATTATCATGCGTATCAACATATGGACTTTGAGGTGAGGTTTAAAGTTAACCCGTCAAAATTTCATGCTGGTAAATTGATTGCTTTCTT